CTGCCTGCTTATCCCACCACGTTTCGATCTTGCCTTGCCCACTGACCTGATGGCCGTGAATCAGCCCGAGGCGTAGCCCGTCGACCTCGACGCACACGGCTAGGTCGTCGCCGGGCACCGCCCACCGCACATGCTCATACGCCTCAGCGTCACGAGCTGCCCAGCGGCAGTCGTCGATCGCTGCGACGTCGACGTTGTCTCCGACGATCGAGTCACGCTTCGTCACCCGGTTCTCGCCGTGATTACCCGGCACCGCCACGACGAGCACGTCCGACGCGAGGGTCGACGCACGATCAATGACCGCCATCGCTGCCTCTCGCACGACCGCCCGCTGTTCCCGGTCGTTCATCTCCGCTGAGTACACCTGCTGGACGCCGTAATGCATCCCGGTGCAACCCTCGACAAGATCGCCAAGGAACGCCACGACGATCGTGCCCGGTTTGCCAGCCGCCCGCCACGACGCCTCGAACCGTGCCGGGAGTTCGCCGAGCGTGTCGAGCACAACGTCGATCGTGCCTGCCTTCCCGATCTGCCAGTCACCCGTCGCCCATATCTGACCGTCAGACGCTTCAGAACGGCTTCTGCTGCGTTTGCGGCGTCGTAGCGCAGTCGTTAGCTCATCGAGGTCAACGGTCGCCTTAGAGCGCCTTACAGCGGTCAGCCGGTAGTACCAGCACCACTCGCCCGACCCTGCCTTCTGCTGCCACTTCCGAACCTGCAAGCTGCCCGGCTTGATTCCCCACTCGTCAGGGTCGAGCCGCATCTCCGCAAGGATGCTCGCCTCGTTGGGGTCGATCGCTTCGGACGTCGACAGGCCAGTGAACTCGGCTTGCCCGCTGTCATGGTCAACGATGTGGCCGGGTTCCCATCCGGGAGGCGGACGGTCCGGGCCGTTGTGATGCGCGGTCAGCTTCGTGAAGTCCTCAGCCGCTGACATGCTGCCGCCACCGAATCACCGACGAATACCCGACGTCATATCCGAGGTCCGACAACGCCCGATGAATAGACGTCGTCGGCACCTCATCAGCTCTAAACGCCGTTAGGACAGCGTCGAGCAGATCCGGGTCCTCACCTTTCAACCTGTCCGCCAGCCGATGATACGACTGCCGCCTACTCGGACCGATCGCTTCGAGGAAGTCGTCCGCCTTCGATTTCACGATGCTGCTCCAAATGGTCGTCCAACCGCTCCGACACGGTCTCTACCCGGTCAAGCGTAATAGCCGAACGCTCGTCAAGGCGTGACAGCAGCTCACGAGACTCGCCGTGCTGCTGCGTGTTCTCCGCTCGTAGATGCCGGATTTGCATCGCGATCGCTCCGAGTGAGAACACGCCGGTGACGACAGCCGCAATCACCTCGGCTTGCATCGCCGATCACACGTCGGTCTTCGACCGGATCGGCTTCTCGACAAACAACGCGATGATCGCCGCCGAGAAACTTGTGACCGCCGCTGTCTGTTCCGCTGACCATGTAAGCGCGAACGCTGTAACCAGCGCGGTGAACGCGGTGATCGTCGCTTGCAGCCTGGCCGGATGTGCTGCGATGTGATCGAGCAGTCTGTTCATTGTCGTCCTTTAGTGCGGGCGTGCATCGACTCGTGGATCGTCGCTTGCACCTCTTGGTTTTGAGCCGTGAGCAGACAGATCGCGTATTCCCGCGGAAACTTTGATTGCATGATCGCCAGCATCCTTTCGGTGACTGTCGCGTCTGTCATGCGGTGAGGTTACCTCAGCAACGCCGACCACGTCTGTAGGCCGACAATCCCATCAACCTTCATCCCGGCAGCTCCTTGAAACGCACGCACCGCACGCTGAGTCGCCGGACCGAACAGTCCGTCGATCGGGCCAGGATGATGACCGTGCGCTTTCAACCGCTGCTGCACAACCTTTACGGCGTCGCCTCGTGAACGCCGCCACCTCGACAACGGCCGCCGCTCTACCTGCTTTTGCAACGCAGCCAAATACTGCAAGACCGGTTTCACGTCAGGCTTCGCTGCCTTGACGGTGAGACCGTCCTCGACCCACTGCGCCAGCCACCCGCCAGGGCACGTCGTCGACGCGAAATCGCGGTGGCGTTTCACCCACAACCCCGAACGGTGCGCCTGCTGCAAATGATCGACGAGCCACTTCAACGATTCTTGCGCCGCCTGCGGGATTTCGTCGCCGCCCCAACCGGTGTAGCAGATTGATTCGGTGGTGGAGTTGTAGCCTCTCGTCGCGCCGCCGACGATCCCCGGCCCGCGCCCGTGGTAGACCCTGCCGTCCTCGCCGACCAGCCAGTTGTAAGCGATCCCGTTCCACCCTCGCCCGTCCATGTGGTGCTTCTCAAACGCTTTCAGCGCTTTCGCACCGGTCGGCCCGTTACGCACACCAGAATGGTGAATGACGATGCCTTGAAGTTTGCGCCAGCGGCGAGTGAACGGACGCCTCGGTGCGCGGGCACCCCACTGTTCACGAGTGACGATCGTTGGCGGCATGTTGATCTCCTACGTCGCTCGGATTAGGTAGCCGATAGCCATCGACGGCTGAAGAATGCTATGAGCGTTTCCTGAACCAGTCCCACCAGTCGAACCGCCGCCACCAGACCCAGACGTGAACGAGGAAACGTTGACGGTGCCGGTGAGCGTTGTCCCGGAGTATGGGCCGTATGCGTCTGCCGTCGTAGCTCCGCCGAGTGCGTAGTTTCCGACTCGTCGAATCGTCTGGTTGAACGACACGCTCGTCGACGGCGGATCCACCGAGTGAGTGTGCGCGGTTTGCGAGTGACTGTGGCTCGGCAGTTCTGCCTCGGTCAGCGTGTGGTCCTGCGCTCCGACTGTGCCGCCGAGAGCGTCAGCGTTAGCGTCAGTAACCCGGTTCGCAGGAGTACCGCCGAGGTTGTCGAGACCCATAGCGATACGGCCACGAAGATCAGGCACGTTGAACGTCGTCGTCCCGTCGCCGATCCCGAACGTCGTCGACACGACGGCGAACAGGTCAGAGTAGGTAGTGCGGCTGACCGCTTGCCCGTCGCAAAGCAGGTAAGCGGCGCTAGGAGCTGTCGTCCCGGCGTATGGCAGCAGCGCGCCGATCGGCATTGTGCCGCCCGCCGGAGAACCGCCAGAGTCGATGACGTCGTTCCACGCTGCTCCGTCATAGATCTGAATGAAGTTGGTCGACGTCAGATAGACGACCATTCCTTCGGTCGGTCCGGTGACTGCGGCGTCGCGTGCTGACGCATCGGCAAACACCATGACGGCTTGGTCTTGCAAATAGCCTTGTACCTGCGCTGCCGTCAGGATGTCGCCTGCGCTGAATGTCCGATATCCGTCACCCATGAGTTTCCATCCTAGCTCAGCCTTAGAGGCGGTTTGTATCCAGTACGCCGAACTCGGCGCTGTTGAGAATGAACCCGACAGTCTGATCGCCATCTTCGAGACTGACGGTCATGGTCGAACTTCCTGGAGTGATGTTCCACTTCACGCCAGAAATAACGCCGTTGATGATGATCGTCGTCGAAGCACCAGCCGGTCGGAAGTGAATCGAGCATGAGTCTCCGATGCCGTACTTGCAAAGCAGGTAGCCATCGTTCTCGCCCTCGGTAATAGGCGGCAGTTGGATCGCTCGTGTGGCGAGCGGTGCGATCACGCCGACGCCGTACTGGTTCAGGAACGTGTTAGCGAGGTCGAGCGTCGCAGTGTCTGAGATCGCGAGCAGGCCAGACCGATTCAGCGATCGCCCACCGAAAGCGTCAAGGTTCGCCGCAGACACAGACGATCGTTGCGGCGTGCCACCATTCGAGGTGAACTCCACTTGGCTATACGAAGCGGTAGCACCAGACGCAAAGTCGATGCGAGTGAACGTGTGCGGCTCGTCGCCGGACGAGGCCAGCGACTCGTCCCACAGGTTGAACGGGTACAGGCCGGTGACGCCGGTGACAGCGTCTGAGATGGTCTGCTGCCCTGACGTTCGGAAGCATAAAGCGTTATAGGGTGTAGTCGGAGAGATCGGTAGGGAGTGGCGCACGAAGATGTCACCGCCATCGCTTTGTTCAATTAGCGACAGCAGCTCGCCTGCCGTGCCGGTGTAGTCGACGATCGCCTGCATCGTCTTGCCAGGGTCGCCCGACGGGTTGACGATTGAGGTTTGCGTGATCTGGGAAGTCACGCCGTTAGCTGCGAGCAGCGTTGCGTTCAGCGCAGCTTGAGCAGATCCGGTAGGGATATCGAGTCCGTTGCCTGCGTCGACTTCCCCAAACGACAACGTGCCGAGCATCGTCAGCGCATCTGACACGACGATTGTCATAATCGACTCGAAGCGGTTGTCGAACGACCACGAGATGTCGGTCACGACCCCAGCGAACGCTGCCGGTGCGCCGTAGGTCCAAGAAGGCGCGCCCGCTCCGGTGACGTCTGTCGTCAGCTTGCACGTCTTGCCGAGAAACTCTGCGTTTGAGTAGGTGCCGCCTGCTCCTGGCGTGTACTTCGAGCCGTTGCCTTGACTGTTGTTGACGGCGATAGTCATGGTGCCGCCGGAGTATGAGAGAGCGTCGCCGTTCTTGCCGGTCGTGATAGACGCCCCGAGCACGTCGCCTACCGGAACCGCTGGCGGGTTTGCGCCGCCGTCTTTGTCGGTCGGCTGAAGGTCAAGTGCCCACTGCCACGTTGCCATCAGAGCTGTCCGGTGATGATCGGCACGCTACCGCCGTGCGTTCTGGCATACGCCTGCAACGCTCTGACGACGTCAGCTCCGTCAGCGCCGGGCGGCATGTTGACAGTCACGTTCACCGTGCTGCCGCCACCGAAATCATTGAGGCGAGACAACGGAATCACCGCTTCGGATTCGCCGCCCTCTCCGATCATCGCGATCGTAGGAGCCGTCACGATTCCGCCTTCAGCAAGTCTCGGAATGTTCGGGATCTTGAACTCTTTGCCGCCGACGCCTGGTATCCAATCTGGCACCTTGAATCCGAAACCGCCGACGGTCGAGTTCCACGCGCCCGCTATGAGGTTGAACACAGTACGTGCTGCACTGAGCAGCGGATCAAACAACGTTTCAAGGATCTCGGTCAGTTTGCCGGTGTATTCCTTCCACTTGTCGAAGATGGAAACAGCGACACCTGCGACAGTTTCACCGACCTCGGCTGCGTCCTCGCCGAGGTCAACGATGAACCCGATCAGATCAGTTACAAATCCGATCACGCCGTCGAGGTTGCTGCTCACTTGGTCGTAGAGAAACTGGAAGTACCCGACGACTAAACCGACAACGGTGTCGACAATCGTGCGGAACAGTTCGACATTCTCGTAAGCCCAAATAAATCCTGCGACGAGCGCAGCAACTGCCGCAGTAATGAGCACGAACGGTGACAGCAGCGCCACGAACGCTGCGATGAGCGAATACACCGTACTAACCAGCACCCCCCCAATCACAACTGCCACTGCACCGATGATCGGTTTGTTCCGTTTCATCCATTCCTCAACCGGTGCGAGCTTCTCTCGCAGCAGCGTCGCAACACCGCCTAGGCCGCCCTCACCGAAAGCGTCGGCGAGTTCCTGCACGAATCCGATCACGACTGACACGGCGGGTGCGAGTTTCTCGCCGAGATCAATCGCAAGCACCTCCAGCGACGCTTTCAGTTTGTCGAAATCACGCGACACGCTTCCTTCCATCGTCGTGAACGCTGTCTCGGTCGCGCCTGCCGCCGTGTTCATTTCGCCCAACGCAGACGAAAACGCTTCGCCGCCGTCTGCGGTCAATGCTAGAACCGCTTGCCCTGCCTCGATCGACCCGAACGAATCGAGCACCGATTCGCCCATCTCATCAGCGCCGTCCTGCATCGCAACGAACGCGTCGACGAGGTTGCCGCCGCCGTCGATGAACTGCTTGAACGTCTTACCAGTAAACTTCTCGAACGCCTCGGAGGCTGTCGTGCCTTCTTTACCGAGTTCCGACACGGCCGCTTTCATCTGCGTCGCAGCAACCGACGTCGGCACGCCCTGTGCCGTCAATGTCGCAAGCGCTGCGGATACGTCCCCGAACCCGACACCCATAGACGCAGCGATCGGGGCTACTTGGAAGATCGACCGCGATAGCTGCTCGAAGTCGGTCTTGCCGAGCTTGACCGCCGTAAACATCAGATCGGACGCTTCCGACGCGTTCACGACATCTTCGCCGTAGGCGTTCACAACTGACGAGATACCGTCTACCGCTGTTTCGAGATCGGTGACGCCGCCGACCGCTGCCATCTGCGCCGTTTCCAGAAAGTCGAACACGTTGTTCGCTGGCACACCCGCCGAGATCGCCTGATACAAGGCTGGGACGGATTCGTTCGTGGCGACACCCATCTCTTTCGAGAAGTCTTTGATGTCGTCGCTCATGTCGGCCATCGCCTTGTCGGTGATGCCAGGCATGAGCGTGAACACTTCGTTGATCGACGTCTCGAACCCTGCGAACGCAGTGATGCCTTTACCCGCAGCCACCGCCGCGCCTGCCCCGACCGCTGCGCCAGCGACCGCCATGCCACGCGTCGCTGCCGCGCCGACGTCACCGAACGAACCTTTCACACGGTTCATTTGCCGATCGAACTGCGACGTATCCGCCGTGATCTTCGCTTCGACTACTTCAACGACCGCCATGCGGGTCTACCTTCGTTTGGCCTTCGCTCTTGCTTCGGCTTGTTCTCGTTCGCTGTTCTCAATCTGGGCCAGAGCCATCCATTCAGTCAGTTCGGCAGATGGCATCCGTTCCAGCAGTTCCGTCACGGTCATACCGAGGTCACGGGCGAGCGAGAAGTAGAACCGGCGTTCCCGGTTTACTCGCCCGAACCCGAGGAGCCTTTTCCCGCCGTATCGACCGCATCGTCGGACATGCCCGACACTTGTAAACACACTTCGGAGATCCGCTGAATCACGTCGGCTGATTTCTTGGCTAGCAACCATTCGGCGTCGTCGTTGCTGAACACAGGCTCGTCCGTGTCCGGGTCGAGCACACACGAAATCAGTGACACTCGCCAGAACAGTTCCAGCGGCATGTTGCCGTCGTTGGCTTGCATCGCGTCGAAGATCTGCGCTCTTTGTCCGGCTGACATCGACACTACCTTGACGGTCACGTCGTCCCATTCGGGAATTGTGACCGTCGTGGATGAACCGTCGTCGGCGTTCTTGATGCGGTCTCGGATGCTCGCCATGTTGTGCTCCTGTCGTGGTTCCACCCGGCAAGCTACCCGCTAGGGCAGCAAGCCAGGTGGACTTCACGATCAGACCGTTCCGCGGGTCACCGCTCCGGTCACCTGGAAATCGGCAGAGAACGTCACGACATCGCCGACCGGGGACGACAGCGAGTAGTTCGTGAGGATGCACTCGCCGGTGTACTTCGATTCGCCGACAGTGCCGGTCGGCTGATACTCGAAGCTGCGAGACGCCGGTTCGACGCCGCCCTTCAGGTAGCCGTCGACGGTCGCGTCGTACATCCCGGAGATCGAGATCGTCGCCGATTCGAGCGACACGATGTAGCTGCGGGACGACGCACCGAACGCAGTCGTCTCAGCAGTGTCGGTCGTCTCAGGGAAATCGACTGAGT